ATGCTGCTCGGCAGTCACCAAAGTGGCAGCTGACGTTGCGGCAGTGGTCTTGCCTGGGTAGATAATGTGGTCAGCGTCAGGTGCGGTGACGGTATTGAGACCAGTTTTCTTGGTATCACTTTCCGCCGAATTTCCGCACAACTGGTTGATGAAAGATCGGTCGAGCGAATCGGCCCACCAATCACGCAGGCGAATCTTCGCATCCTCGCGCACATCATGCGCGACTCGCTGGGAGTCGATCCGTACGTAATTTCGGACACCGTTCCGCAACTGGTCGATGCTAACATCTTCCGTGTGGTAGGTGAGGCTTTCCTCGTTACCCTCAAGGCTGGTGTTTCCAGAGACACCGTCGCCATTCAGAAGCATGGATAGCGTCATTCTGACGCGATCACCAGGCCCCTTGGACAGGTCATCTTTGACCTGTACTGCGGCGTCTGGGCCTCGGCCCATAAACTTGCCAATCAGGGTAGCGGGGAGCACTTCACGTTCCAATGCTCTCGACCATAGCTTTACGGTCGGGTTGTCATTGGTTCCAAAGGCTGTAATAGCCATTGTGTGTGTTTCTCCTTAGTTATTCAAACGTCTTGCTAACCCCTCTTTAACCGCTGAGAGTGACGGAATCTGCCGTGTACGCCTCGGCAGCTGCGTAACGCCTTAACCCTGGCGTGGGAAGCCCACTTTCTAGTGTGGGGCTAGATGAGCAAAGAACCTTCGACGCTGATCTTCTCGAATAGCGCCGGGTCCTTGGTGATCTTGTCAAATACGTCGTTGGGCATCTCGCCCAGTTCATCAAGCGTAATACGCCGCTTACCAACCGCGCCACCAGTCGTGCCCAGACTCTTAGACGACTCGACAGCGCCCTTCTTAAAGTCCAGCATCTTCGCCGCAGTCGCCCCTGGGTCTGCCGGCGAGACGCCGGCAGCGGCCACTGGGGCACCTTCAGCCGGCTTGTAGCCCCTGGCAATCGCCAAGTTATACCTGGCCTCCGCGGGATTGGCACCCATCTGGCCAGCCTGCGCGGTAAATTGAAGCTGCTCTAGTTGCGACATTTGATCCGCCTGGTCAGCGGGGTAGCCCATCGCAGTGTAGTAATTCTTAACTTCCTCACGGGCGTAGTCAAGCCCCGCCTCGTACACTTCCTCACTCAGCCCAGAAGACTCCATAAAGGCCTTCTCCTGCGCCTGTACCTGCTGCACGGCCTGCTGCACTTGCTGCTGCTGGACGACCTGTTGTGCCTGTTGCTGCTGCTGGTCAAGAACCTGCTGCACTTGTTGCGACTGTTGCTCCTGCCGGTAGTTGATGGCACCAAGCGGGTCTTCCTCTGGGTCGGGAGCCTTCGGGCCTGCGGGCTGCTGTGAGGACTCCCACGCCTCTTGCATCTTGCCCAGTCGCTCCTCGAGGATGCGATTACGCTCGGCATTCTCCATCCTCTCAGCCTTCATCGAGGACCGCGTCTCACGCAATTCGTTGAGAATGCCGGCCTTCTCGCGGGCAGCCTCATCTACCGGCTCGTCCTGGGCTAGTTCGCCGTCTGGGACCGCAGGCTCTGCCGGCGCATCTGCCGCTGCCTCTTCAGCCGCCAACACTTCTTCAGGATCAGGCGGCGGTGGCGGCTCGCCGCTAGGGTTGTCTAATACTTCTGGGTTCACCCAGTTGTCACCTTCACTCATTGAATCGTCTCCCCTTGTGGTTGTTGCTGTGCCGCCTCAACTGCCTGGCGGTAGTTTTCCTTCATGCGTGTGCGGACGCTCGTTGGCACGTTCGGCATAATGTCTGCGACAATGTCCATCGTCAGCATTCCACTCTCGACCATCGTGCCGAAAGCATCCGTCTGCATAAGCGTCTGCCAAAAGTCCATGTTGGCCGATGGGCTGATCGGCGCCTCATCCACGATAACGTCGTACTCTACGTTCTCAATCCAATCACGCTTAAATTCTGTCGGCTCACCGACAGGATCAAGCGGGTCCTTGGCAACGCGGACAATCGTGCCTTCCTCAAGGTAAGCGTCCACAAAGTCAAGGTGCAGCCGGCCAGCCTCGCGTCGGTAACGCGACAGAGAGTCAAACAGGGCAGAGAGGATGACCATGCCCTGCCGCTGCACCAACTGGACAGCTGACTGAGCAGTTCGCCGCAAATCGTCCACCTGGCCACTCATATACGGGTTTACACCCGACACCCGCGGGATTGCCTCCATGGCCAATTCCATGATACGTTCCATGCTGGAAGGGTACGTGCCGCTGACGATCTGCACTTCCTTCTTCTTCAGGGCACCCATGCGAGTCGTGATAATGCTGTTCGGCTTGCCCCAGTCCTGCCGCGCCTGGGCGGGATTCTTGAAGACGCCATCTTCCGCCAGGATCGCACCCTTGGGATTGGTCGCCACCGTATGCACCAGTTGACTCAGCATCTTGTTCGACCACCGCTGCGGGTCAACCATGCTCCGCATCAGGCCGAACCACTGGACACCGTCACTTGACTGCTCCATGAAGCCAGTCATAAACTTGTACGAGAAGTTTTGGATGCGGCTCTTGCTCGCCTCGAGGACAACGTCACCAGCAATGAACGCCCGGTAATGCACGTCCTTGGCCATCTTGATGCTGTCTAGTTGCAGGCGGTTCTCCTCCGGCAGCTTCTCCATTTCCTCGTCCAAGTTTGCCTTCTCAGCCCCCGTCATGTACGTGCGGGCGCCGGAAGCCAAGTCAATGACAATGTAGTAGTCCTCAACTTCGATAAACTGGTAGTCGAAGACCGCCACCTTCTGCAACTTGTTGTCGTAGAAGCGAAATTCACTGGCGTACAGGTTAGACACCGTCTGATCGTGAATCTCCAGGTCGCCAACCTTGGGCGAGTGGTCAGATGCCCGCGCCTTCACGTTATCCAGGGCTTCCTTGCCCCACAGTTTTTCAAATTCCTTCTCAGGAATCCACTTGCCGCGCATCAGCCAGCGAGCGTCTACCAGGTTGCCCTTCTTGCTCGAGGGGTCCCACAGCAATTCGTTCATGGGCACCCGCTCGACTACCAGGCGTCCATACTCGCTCTGTGCGTAACTGTAGTAAAATTCGGTTGCCCCAATGCCCGCTATCACACAATCCCTGAATGCCACCGACTCTTCATGGTTAGCATCCGTCTGCTGTCGCTGGTACCGGACAGTCTCCGTCAGTACGTCATTTATCTCACTGTCACTAGTGGTACGCGGTAAGAAGCGCGGTTCATACCGATTGGTAATCTCTGACCCGCTCACAGCATTTATGATCGGGGCAACCGAGTTGAAAGTCAACGCAGGCCGCTGCTCTCCCTCCAGGGCCTGCACGTCCATCTTGTCCCACTGTTCGCCGGCATAAAACTTGTGCGTCTTGGAATCTTCAGCGTGATACTCAGAGTGAGCATTCTGACCAGCCTTGTACCGCTCCTTAAATTCTTCTAGAATGTCACTGTCTTTAAGCATTATGCACCCATCCAACCGTTCGCCTGCGCTGGCGCCATAGGCATCGAGTATCGGTCATATTCCCTCTTCCTCACAAAGCCCATATTGTCGGGCCACATGATCGGCATTTCAGGCTCTGCAATGCGGGACATGGCGTCAAGCATGTCCTTATACTGGGCATTCGGGAAGGGCAGATACTCCTCCCGAACGAATGTATCTATCAGGTCAATCTTCTCGTTCTCGAGCGTCCGATACTCCAGTTCAGCGGGCAAGTAGATAATCCCCTTCTCGAACATCGGGACTAATCGCTCAATCCTGTCGTCCTTGCGGACATTCCCCTTCACAGGCTCTATGTGGAACCTGTACCCCCGCTGCTCCTGCAAATACTCCATGTGAGCAATGTCAGCCTGGAGGCCGTACCGCTCATACCGCACTTCCACGGGCTGCCATCGGGCATGTAATTCAAACAGGGCATCAGCCCGCTCAGTCAGAGAAAGTCGGTCACGCAGGCCGTCAACGACGTACAGACGCCTATCTGCGCCCGCCGCTATCACCCACATTACCGTGTAGGATGATCCCCTTTTCTTCTCATTAGCCGGGTCTACCAGGATATACGTGTTCTTACCTTCAGCCTCAACCGTGGGATGCCGGTGATACGTCCTGATCCACTGACGCTTGAACCCGTACACGATGCCGGCGTTGGGATTGCACAGCATCTGCATGTCTGCTGTCGCACTCCCCTCATCGGCGCCCATTTCCTTGAACAACTGCGCCAAGTGGGCGGCCTCGTACAAGACTGGCTTGTCCTTGTGATGGTTCAACTTCAAGAACGTACCGTTCGCCCTGGCCTCGCTATGCTCCCAGTCAATCTCGTAGCAGGGATGGATTCGTAGCTTGGCCCCGCGGTTGACAATGTGGTGCCAGGTGTCATTGTGACTGTAGAACGTGCCCGTGTACCACGCCTGGTCATTCGGCATCCCCAGCGGGAGCGATAATTCATAGGCCTGGTTCGTCTTCTTGAGCATGTCAACGGTGGCCACCGAATCCTTCGTCACCACATCGTCATAGCAACGAATCTTGTAGTGCGGCCCGACAGGGAGAGAGTCAACCAAGCCGTGAGCCGATATAGTAGGCTCTCGAACATTAGTGTGGCGAGTAACGATAATACCGTCGTCCAGACTATTGCGTCCAAGATCCTTTGGATTGTCGGGAAAGATTTGCTTTCCCAGGATTGGATCATAGCTAATCATCTGCAACAGTTTGTTGCTGGTTATCTCCCGCTGCACCTGGGATAAGAATAACTTGGCCTGCGGTCGCGTATGTGACAAGATGCAGATGGTAGTGTTGGGGTCAATCAGAATGTGACGTATCACATTGGCGAACGTCTTGATGTTGCTCTTCCAGTGGAAGCGACTCCACACGTCCACTACGCGGTCACAGTCAAACTGCACTTCGCGGCACCTGTCAAAGATCCACTCTGGACTCTCCAGTCCCAAATTGGGCGCAAAATAGTCCTTCGTAGACAGCACGTAGCGCATCAGAAAATACAGGTCCGCTCGAGCGAGAAGCCATACCAGGTTCAGGTATTCCTTCTTGGGCGCGTCCTTCAAGAACGCCTCGATCTGCTCGTAGTCCTTGACGCTACGCGGGATCGGTATGCGACTGTATTTGTCTGACTGCACTAGGCTCTATGGACCGAAATACTCTTTCTTGGTCTGCTTCGTCACGGGATCGCCAGGGACACCTTTCTGCCCCTTTCTTCGCAATTCAAGTTGGTGCCAACTTAGTTTCCCATGCTTCCTTATTGCCTTGGCGTGTCTAGCCTGCTTGGCCTTCTTTGTCTTTCTCGCATCTTCGTACGAATATGCCATCTACGTCCTCTCAATCTGTCTAACTGCATCCTCTGCCGTAATCGAATCCCTCGGATTCAGCACCTTCAGTAGCGAACGCTCTGCCCGCTCAATGCCGGCGTGAGTGAAGGTAATCGCCAGGAAGTTTTGCTGGGGCGCCTCTTTGAAGCTGCCCTTCTTGTACTTGTCGCCAATGATCGGCAACGTAGGAAGAAGGAACTTCTGCGCGTCGTCCTTAGACTCGACCAACGCCTTGCGGCGCATGTCATCCTCTATCCTCACCGCCTGCTTCAATTCAACTTCCCGAAACCGGAGGGTAAAGTTCTCATCGTACTGAGGGGCTTCCTTGTCCATGGTCTCGAAGACTTGCGATAACTTGATCCCAGCGCGGTCAGCGGCGTTAATCCTGTCATCGGTTTTGTTGAAGTAGAAAAGAAACTTCTCTTTCCAGTCAGCCCAATTCCCTTCGGCTTTACCACCATCCTTGGTTTCCTCCGGGCGCCGACGAGCGTCCATGATCCGGTCATACGCCTCGGCAAAAACCGGATCAGCCTTCTTCCACTTATAGACAAGCGCAGTATTCCTGCGCCCAAACTCGCGCAGGGTCTGCTTCATGCTCTTACCCTTGAGCAATTCGGCAAGGAATAAGTCCTTGTCAATGTGCCGCTTCAGATCGGCCATCTAGTAGAATCGTCTGGGCGGCCTGATTATCGGTTGTCCACCATCGCCTTTTCCACCAATCGGAGTGCTGCGGTCTCGCACCGAACCAGACTGACTAACGGCCGGAGGCAAACCAGGCCTCGGAGGCAACGGCGGGCCTTGACTTACAACCTGTGCCTGCGAAGGGCGAAAGGCGCTTACTCCACCGGCACCAGGAAACCCTGGAGGCGCAGTGGGCGCAGCTGGCTGTGCTGGTTGCGCTGGCCGAAGATCCGGCGAGCGCCTGTTAAAATTGCCACCACCACGGCGCGTAGAATCAACTTGCTGATTCTCTGGAGCCATGCCAGGACCACCAGGAGGCGGGGCCGCGGGCGCTTCAGGCTCAGGCACATACGGAAATTCCCGTCCACCCATCCAGTTCTTGTAGAACACCGGCATGTTCTCCCGCTTGCCGCGTTGCTGCTCATCACCAAAAGTCGGCAGAACCTGGCCGAGAATATTCAGAATGTCAGGATTGATGCCCATTGCATCGCCCCAGCGGAGCAATCCGCGAACATCAGACATGCCAAATATGTCGTCTTTGCCCATTAACGCCGGCAACGCAGCATCAGACAACAGCTGTTGCAGAAGGCCGCCAGTCCACGTCGGCAAGCCCTGCTGCTCAAACCGGCGCTCAATCCGCGGCCCAAATACATAGTCCGCTAAAGCCATGTCACCCTCCTACTTCTTCGGCAGTGCGTTACTCTGCCCAGGCCAGTGCTGACCGCCGCTCATCAAGCCTTCGCTACTAGCAAAGCCTCTCTTGGCGTCCTTGGCGTGTGGGGGCTTCTCGATACTCTTGGCGCCAGCCTTCCGCCCGCGCAGAGCGTCTATGCTCGAGCCGTAGCCCTTGAATCCATCCTTCATCTTCTTCTCCTGTAGTTACGCTCTCTCCGCTATTCGTGATTCTCGACGTGTCTCGCCAAAGAATCCTTAATTTCTTCAACTTCCTTGATAAACCAGGCGGGCGGCACTTCCTCGCGCACCGGGCGCTTCGCCAATTCCTGGTACAGCACGTTGGCATCTGAAGCCGTAAACCTGTTGCCCTTTATCACCGCCACGTCCTGTGACACTTCTATCAGGGTGATGCTCACCCAGATTGCCCACGGGATGACAAGCATTCCAACGATTCGCAGGAACATGTCCCACGGCTTCACTGATACACCGTTTACCCCGTTCGCCATTTTCCCCAGCCCCTTCCTTACGCGCCCAGCTTGTCCCTCAACCAAGACTCCACTTCCTCGAGTATCAAAGCCTTCAACTCTGGATGCTCGTCTAGTTCACTTGTCTTGTCCAGAATGTCCTTCACCCTGGACATGATAATCTTGATAATCAGTTCCTTCAAAACAGTCTCCCCCTGTTGGTGCGGCAATGGCCACGCACCTGTTGATGAATAGCAGCACTAAGGCAAAGACGATTACAAGAATGAGGATGCGGCGCATTAGTAAATCGCCCATCGGTCATTCAAGCACTCGCGGATTACTCCACGGTCTGTAGCGTCCAGAGCATCGTCAAACACCACCACCGCTCCAAGCCAGTCGTCCATAGCCCAGCCGCCACCATCGTTGTCTTCAAATAAAGAAATACTGTCAAGAGTCTCGTCAAGAGTGGTTACAGATGCTCCCGCCACGGTGTCCTTGGCTGTCCCATCTACCCACGTTGCAATGCCGGGATCAGCATCAGCATCGTATACACATTCAAAGATGTGCGGGGCGGTTTCGTCCCCCATGTCGGTTCCTCGGCACCTGTCTGAACCTCCTCCTTGATGGGCCGTACAAGTTAATCCAAACCCGTAATCTCCCACTTCCATATTCAGACCCGTGTTGCCCGCTCCGTCACCCCACTGCATAATTAGATGCCCACTACTATCACCATCTGTCAGGCCAACAGCAAAGACGGTTATCTCGTCCGCCGACGCATCGACAAACCCGTTTATATTCGTCAGAGAATCGTCGGTATAGTCCCCGTCAATCCCATCAAGACCATTCTGGACAGCAGAAGTAACGTCAGGCTCCTTGCTGCCCGTAGCCTGCGCCACATCAGCCCCGGTCGTTGATTGATCCTCCCAAAGATTCACGCCGTCAACGTCAGTGGTGACTCCCACTTCGGCGTCCACGAAAAACACCGGCGAGTAGCTGAGAATCTCATCCAGATACTCCGATTCAACGGAGCAGTCGTTACCACCAGCAGCAGCCGCATGTTTGAAGGGGACGTTGTACTGCTGCGCTATCCCAAGCGAAGCCACCAGCAACAAGACAAGGCAAACGACAGAGGTTTTCACTTACTGCTGCACTCCATCGACAAGGCCGAAGCTAATCATCGAACCTTCAACCTGTGCCACATAGCTGTCAATGGCACTCTGTACGGCAGTCTGTTGACCAGCGCTCAGGGTCAACCCTGACCTAAGCCCCACATCATCAACCCTTAGTTCTGCCGTGCCACCGGAAACGGTGTACTGACCGGGGAAGGCGGGACGAGCAGCGTCCGTCGAATCGAACACTTCAAAACGATGATCTATAGACCCATTCACCGGGTCTATTCTGATAGAAAGCGTCCTAATCTGATCGTATGCCGCAACTCCTGACCCGCCAATTTCAGATCGGACTAACTCGGGCGTGGTAAATACCACATTTGCAAGCACCACTCCTGCTACAAGAATGAGCGCCACCGTGATAATTGTCTTCTTCATAACCTAATCTCCTACGTTGGAGGTGTACTCCATTTTGACGCCTGTGAAATGGACCGTCGCCATCGCAGTTCCAGTCCCCGAAGCATCTATCTCGATCTTCCAGTACAGTTCGTCCCCAGCCGCATCGCTCGCACAGGTGACGTTGCCACTGGTGGTGTGATCAATTCCATTGCTGCCGGTCACACCAGCATCTATGACGTTGACTGCCGTTTCCCAAGTGTTGTTGACGGTCTCGGCAGCACCCCGGCACTGCACGTAAATGTCCCACTCCAGAGCAGCGGTGTTCGCCGCAGTCTGGATGTAGGCCAATTCAAACGTCAGGTTTCCGGCATCCCACCCATCGGGCATGGTCGTATGCCCCTGCATGACAGAAGCATCGTTGTCTGTACAAATGACCGTCTGCATCTTCGGGCCACTATTGATTGTTGCCGCTGCTGGATCGGCACACTGCGTACCGTCTGAAGAGAATGCGCCAGCAGGCCAAGACATTGACTCGACGATGGTGAGAATCCCGCTCGAGGGGATCCCAGTGAAGTTGGTGCCGGTCAGCGCCGGGGCACCACCGTCCAGCAGGGCTACCTGTGTCCAGTCAGCCGCTGCGATCACGGTAGAGCCAACTGTCGCCAATTCCTCAAATTCAGTGAGGGTGACAGTTGCACCGTCTAGAGGCGTGTTTATTTCAGTAGCAGTCGCGGTTAGGCCAAGTGACACCAACTGTGCGTCGGCATCAGCATCGTCCCACAGGGCGAGTCCCGCAGCGGTGGCCCCGCCCAAGGCTCCCCACTGGGTTGTGCTAATAGTCGTTGCGTCAATAGCTTCCAATTCCCGAAATTCTGTCAGTGTAACCAACGCGCCATCGAGGGGGGTGTCAATCTCAGACTCCGTTGCATTAACGCCCAACGTAACCAACTGTGCAGCAGCATTCGCGTCATCCCATAGAGCAAGCCCAGCAGCGGTTACACCCCCCAAGCCTGCCCACTGCCCCCCACTAATTGTGGTGGCGTCGACAGCCGCTAGTTCTTCAAATTCAGTAAGAGTAACCGTTGCTCCATCCAGCGGAGTGTTAATCTCTGCCGCTGTTGCAGTCAGGCCAACCGTCGCCATATGAGTAGCCGCATCGGCATCGTCTACCACCGTCTTCCCAAAGGCGCTGATCGTGGTACTGGCAGGAAGAGCGAAGGTGGCAAGATCGGCGTCTAGGCTGTCCACATTGCCTACAACGTGCGCATGGGAGTCATCCACGACCGTCACCACACCAGCGTTGCTCATCGTCGCGTCTACACTCATGGCCGCCCAGTTGCCGGTGCCAGAGCCAGTGCCAATGTATATCTCGGTATCTTCTACGTTCGGGGGATCATCAGCTTCAAGATCATTTGTCTCCGCTGCCAAATGCCCAGAAATGTCAAGATAGTCAAAAGATGCAGCACCCGCCTCTACGATAACAGCATAGCCCGCAGTGGGACTGTTAGCGTCATCGTCCAGTTCCGTTGGCGTAATTGAATCGGTGCCTGCCGTACCGCAAGCCTGCCACTCAAAGTCGCCCGTAGTAGCCTCAAATGTGAAACACTCCTCATCGGCGGCGGCGTCAACGGCTTTCAACATCGACTCCTCAATGGCATCTGCGGCGATTGTCACTGCGCCACCAGTGCTCATAGTTGCATCGCCACTCATGTTGGCATAACCAACAGTCCCGGCACCACTACCAATAATTAAATCAGCACTTGCAACCTGGTCGTCAGGAAACGTGAATAGCCTGTCTGCTGATGCATCGGCAAACGCTATTTCATGCTGATCCGCGTCGTCAGCGTCTCCAAAGATCGACTCATGGGTGTAAATGTCTCCCTCAACCTCAAAGTCATCCTGTACAAACAGGTCTGCTCCAGTGCCGCTGGTATCGCAATCAATGTTTGAGTCGTAGGATGACCACTGATCGCAGTCAACGACGTTATTGCCCACCGCTGCTGAGTACGGTCCTGCAAAAGTCCCGCTACGAATAAATGCCGTGGCATTGCCCGCACCACTCTCGGGAATGGCAAGACGGATTGTATTGCCCCCCTCCATAAAGGCAAATTCAATACCAGGATCATTGCCAGCCTCTAGGTTGCCCTCCTGTCGAAAAACCATTGCCAAACCCAAGTCAAGATTGCTATTGCTAAAAGTTGCCTTGTAGATGCCAGCTTCGCCAAGGCGCAAAGCACCGTAACTTGCTCCACCAATGTCAAGATCAAAGTCCGCAAAGTCCCCCGTGCCTGCTGGAACAAAGTCCCAAGCCGCAGTCACCGTCTCGGCTCCATAGTCAGTGTCAATGTCAGTAAAAGCACTTGCATTCAAATCTGCCGCATCAATCGTATCGTCAAGAATCTCAGTAGAGTCAATGCTGCCAGCCGGTAAAACCACTTCCGCTGTCCCGGTATTGTCAGTGACAAACGTATGGTCCGTTACATCAGCAGACCCGTAATCCATGTCCACTGCACCAATCGCGTCCAGACCGACAGCTGTGCTAATCAACCCCGTCACCGCGGCAGTCCCCGATACTTCGGCGTCTCCTGTTACGTCAAGAGCCACGTCAGGGCTAACGTTCAGAACGCCAAGAAAGTCATCATTGCTGAGAGTCAGAACCTGGGCACCAGGAGTACCACCGCCCTCGATGAGAAACCGGCTCTGAGTGCCAGTCTGATCGTAGAACTGCCAGTTGTCTCCCGCCGTTAGATTGATCCTAAATTCCTGAGCGTCATTCTCCATTGACAAAATGCCAACGCAGTTTCCACCAGAACACCCAATGCCCAATTCGCTCTGGTCATCCTCAGTCCAAATAGCAGAGCCGGCACCTGTCGTAAAGATGAACCGGCCCAACGCATCACCCAGCCCGAAATACTTGCCCGTCGAGATACGCATATTGTCAACCAGCGTAAACTCGGTTTCACTTATGTCATACTGAAGATTCAGATTATCAACGGTAAAAGAAATGTCAGTCGCCGTCCCATCATAAACGGCAATTTCAAGACTGTCCTCAGTCGGCTCAGGCGCATTCGTGGGATTCAAGTGAACGTCAGCTGCAAACGCAGGCGCAGTAACAAGTAAACCAGCCAGTATCAACGCCTTCAGTCTACCCATCGTTACTCCACACATCGCTACCAGCATCCAACCAAGCGTCAGTCTCGTTGTTCAGCATCCAGTTATTCAACGCACCACAGGAACCACTTTCGTCAAGCGGCGCCCAACTTGTCCCATTACAAAAACACGGCTCGTTGAGAACCGAGTCGTAGTAAATAGCGCCCTCTCTGTCAGCGTTACAAGTACTGGGCGTAGCAGTCTCCCACAACATAGTCAACTGAGCAATGTTCAAGCCAAAGGCGTCCTCGTAAGACAAAGAATCAGTCAAACTGTTCGACCCATCCCACCTGGTAACAAACGTGTCAGTCCCAGATCCACTTATCGCCCCGCTGCCGACTGCCACACCGTCATACCCGTCACCAGTTGCGTTGCAAACACACTGGACAACGACCGACCCGCCGCCCGTGGAACAATCTGTTCCGTCGTCACCGTCAACAACCCAGTACGGCCTCGAGGGCGTACAGGTGGCCGGCAGCTGGCCAACGTTGATGTTGAAGATCTGCTGACCAACATCTGCCGCGGCACTGACAGAAAGTGTCAGTCCAATGACGAATAGAAGTATTCTCCACTTCATCTAAAGGTGGAAGGCTAAGGCCCCGTGGCGGCACAAAGGAACGACCCTCTCTCTCTCGTTGCGAGTCTCCTGGCCCACTTGGGACTGGCCTTCTATAACGAGAACAATGTGGGTGTCACTTTTATTCCCACAATGTAAAGTATCTTTGACTTATCTTTACCTAGGTACAGCGGATTCTTTACCTAGGGGGTATAAGTAGAATCCGCAACAAACAGGGGGAAAGGTAAGACCGTACCTAGGTTATGAATGCAGTCGAATAATCGTCCGCATTAACAACCACTTTTCGGCTCCCCACTCGATGAATCCCCCACCCTTCATCACCGGTAGCTAACCGGCGCCCATTAAGGACTAGGTTGACAATCCGCAAGTCAGAGCCTAGATTTTTTGGATTCATCGTCCATCCCGTTCCTGGCCTACCCATCAGCTGTCTCGAATAAGGACCGGGTTTCCTCTTTCGGCTGTAAACCCTATAAGCGCCATCAGGTAGACGTACAATACAGTCCTTACCCTTCTATACGTGTGTAACAAGCAAAAGGTTTCATTTATTCCCGAGAATCGAAGATTCTTTCAACTTTCTTCAATTTGATGAAACTTGACCAACCGGGCCGGGTGTGGTACAGTGGTTGTGTTAGGAGAGAATGCTATGTGTCTTAGGAAGATTCTTGACGAAACACCGCCAGAGACTGTAACCGGGTGGAAGTGGATGCACCTTTCGCCGGAAGGTGGTTACCGGCTAGGCCGATACCCCTATTACAGGGGACCAGATGTAGGCGAAGACGGCTGGTTTGTAGATGAAAAAACTGAGACAATATTGATGCATGATTGGACTGAGTACGAACCGGGCTTTCACGTCTTTGCCGAAAGGGATGACGGCATTAAGTGGGCACTGTACCAGGGTCTCGTCGGCAGTTTCGGCTTGTACCAAGTAGAGTGCACCGACGTTCATATTGTTGGTGAAACGTGGACACATAAGCCGCCTCCAAGCACCGACATTGACCGCCGCATGAAAACCTACGTATGTAAGCGGTTCCGCATTCTGGAGGATGCCTGATGGACGACGCCGAGTATTACAGGATTGACAGGATGAAGCGGGAAGAGGGGGCTGCGGTGAAAAAGGCTGATGAAGAGGCAGAACGACTGCGTCAAGCGTGTGAGCGGCTTTCCGCTATTGAGGCTGAAGAGACTGACCGCGAATATATCGGTCCCATGTTTCAATGCGGTGTAGCTGATACCACCGCCCTCCGCGACACCTTCGCCGCGGCGGCACTGACGGGGCTGTTGGCTGGGCCGCATAATTGGGATGAGCCTGCAAAGGCGGGTAACGTGGAACAGTCTGCCGCCGAGTGGGCCTACAAACTGGCCGACGCCATGCTCGAGGAGAGGAAGAATAACCACGAAGGGGAGAATAAATGAAGCGAATCGTAGAAACAACCGACGCCGGCCTCGAGTCAGTCCTTGGAGAGACAGTCCTGTTTCTCTGCATGAACTACTTTTACGTTGGCACACTCGTCGGTGTGAACAAGGATCATGTTGAACTGAGTAACGCTAAACTGGTGTACGAAACTGGACCGTGGAAAGAGAGGGGCTTCAAAGACGCCCAGGCCCTGCCGTTTGACACCTTTCGTGTCCAGATAGACGCCATTGAATCCTGGGGCGTGGTGGATGAGGGGTAGGAAACAACGCTGGTCGCGGTCGTGGTCGCGGTCGCGGTCGTGGTCGCGGTCGCGGTCGTGGTCGTGGTCGGAGTCGGGGTCGGGGTCGGGGTCGGGGTCGGAGTCGTGGTCTGTGGTCGTGGTCGTGGTCTGTGGTCGTGGTCGTGGTCTGTGGTCGTGGTCGTGGTCGCGGTCAACTTGACACTCAGCCCCCCGGCAGATAGACCCTGTTCGCCTATGCCAACGTCACCACACACAGGTCTTGCGAAACTGCCGAGGGGCTTATTTTTACCAGGGGAGCGGGGGACGGGGGCTGCGAGTGTCTTATGGCGCCAGCTAAGTTAACACCCGTCACGGCGTCAGCTGAGCCACCCCGCCCCCCTGTACTTAGGGGAGAAGCAATGACCGTCAGACAACTAATCAAAACCCTCAAGAAGATGCCGCCGGGGCTGGAAGTGTTTACGTTCGACGCGGAAGAAGGCTCCCGAGAAGTTGCGCCTCCTGTTGTACAGAGCGAATACCGCGTTACAATGCCGCGACGCCGATCACCCTTCGGAGCCTTTTCCGACGAGCAGGCAGACCACGGCACCTTCAGTTTCATGCGGTGGGAAGAAGGCGAACCGGCCGGCTGGCCAGAGGGCCACGCACTGACTAACAAGCCGGGCAGGCGTGAAGTAGCCTTCGCCGGTAGGCAACGAGTGTGGCTGTGACCACCTGCATCTGGCTACTCTGCGTAGGCGCCTTACTAGCCGCACTACTGCCCATAGGAGCCGCCCTACTTGCCAAGGTGTTCATGCAGGAATTGTACTGGATGGAGGAGGGGGATGAGTGAGCAACCGTTAGACATAGCCACTATCGAACTAATCAAGTCCCGCGTAGCCACTGCCATCAGGGCGCACTGGGGGCAAGGTGTCTACGTCTCGAGGGTCGAGCAGAATACGATGGACTTTGGCCACCAACTGGGCGTCATGTTCGAGTCGTACATAGCCGAGTGGCCCAACAAGCACACCATCTACACGCCAGCAACCTGGCAAGATGGCGCCAGGAGGGCACTGTATAGCCGGCTAATCAGGGCCAAGTGGTTCCCTCAGTGGCTGCTAGACAAGGCTCGCGTCAAGTGGCCAGTGAAACAGAAGGCATGGGATGCCCGGCTGTACTTCCCCGATGTGCCCGTTACCCCGTCGCTTGACAATCGCATCGCCATATTCGAGCGGGGGAGACGCGAATGACCCGCTGTAAGTCGTGTGGGCGAAGAGCGTTGTCGTGGAATAAATTTGACACTGAAGACCTGTGCAACGATTGCTCTGACCACCTGTTCAGCAGCGTTATGCGCTTGCCATGCTGGGCCAGGCCAAATGCCCTGATACCAGTGCCCAAGGGGTTCGTGCGGTGGTGTAAGAGGATGCAGAGGCGGAAGGGGCACTTTTGATTGCCGTATAACGATAGAAAGCAAAGACAGTACGACAGGGCCAGAGAAAAGAAGGTTCAGGCTCAGTTGGCAAAGTATAAGGCTGAGAAGGGCTGCATTGACTGCGGTGAGAAGGACCCCGTTGTACTTGACTTTGACCATGTGCGCGGTGAAAAAATTTTCAGCATGAGTCGTGGGGCCTATAAGGCGTCCCAAGAAAGGATCGAGGCTGAAATGGCAAAGTGTGACGTGCGGTGTGCTAACTGCCACAGAAAGCGTCACGCGAAGGAAGGCCACGCCTGGGAGCGGGAGATTGAAAGATTACAGATCGTGTTACCCGGCATGAAAAGTTAATCTATAACCAGAGTCAGTGAGCCTCCTTATATATATCACAAAGGGGGATGGGGCTACCCCGCCCCTTGCATGGTGGCAAGCTGGCCGCCGCTTCTTTCCTCTACCCGCCACAATTGCGGCGGTTCCTACCCCGTTATCAAGTTGACAGACTCTATCTTATCGGACCCACCCTTGCTAAGTGTAGCAGTGTCAACGGTTACGCTCGAGCACACCGTTATTTTCTAGTACGCTCGAGCCTGGGCCAGTGGGGATTAAGGGAGATTCTCCCACTGTCGCCATAATTTCGGCGGGTGTCAAGTATACTTTACATTGATTGGCCACGGTTCCGGCCTCGGTCCCGCCCGTGTGTCGACAAAGGTATAACCGAACGA